ACATACCAAGACCAAGAAGAAGAGGGGCAAATGATAGTAAAGAAGACCAATCAAAATCACCACCACTTAGACCTCGTCCATGTAGATTTTTGAGTGCTTTATAAAGCATAGCCTTCCTCAGTTTTTTTCCACCACTAAGACCCATACCTGAAAAAATATCGCCCATAGCATCCGCCATATTCATATTTTGTTCTAATGTCATAGCACCACCTGAATAACCCATACCTGAATAATAATCTCCACCACTTTCACCAAGTCCAAGAAGTGGAAGAAAAGGGGCAACAGATGATAATGTATTTCCAAGATCACTTAAAAAGTCTCCTCCACTCATACCTTTACCTTCTTTCAACATGTCTGCTATGACTTGCTTAACCATTCCAATTTTCTCTTTTTTTGATACAGATGAAGGTTTCCTACCACCTAAAAATGCGGTTGCTTGTAATTCAGGATTCAATATGACTGGATGGTTTGTATCACTAATTTCATCTCCACCACTCATACCATTACCTAGTCTTCCTTGTCTATATCTAGATCCTTTACGCATATAATCATTCATATAAGATTTTGGTAGAGGTGTTCCATTACAAGGCATAGCTTGTGAGCTATTTTTTAAACAACAATAATCATTTTGTTTTACAATTACTTTCGGTCTATCTCTTGCTCTTCCACCACTCATACCTGAATTTGTAATTTCATTAAAAGGAGGAATTCCACTATTAGGAATATTTCCACCTTGATAAGGTTGATTTACTAATGATCTTTCAGCTTGTTCTCTTGAAGATAAACCAACTCTTTTATAATCTTCACCACCTGACATTCCAGAGCCATAAACATATCCTTCATAAGGAGCATTTACAGACATATCTCCACCATTCAACATTTCACCTTCTCCTAAACCAAGAAGAGGAAGAAAAGGGGCAACTTTACCAGCTGTATCAATAATTGGATTCCAAACACTCATAAAACCATCGGCAAAATCCGACCAAAAATCTCCTCCACTCATCCCGCCACCATGTAGAGGTAATCGTAATGATTCGGCATAATCATTTTTTAGATTAGCCACATCTAAGCGTTTTTGGTGATTTGCTATTGCCTGATTATAGGGATTTCTATAACTTGCCATTTTATATAATAATATTAGAAAATAATATTATATAAAAATAATATTTACTATGGAAAATTTATATAAAATTATACTAAATTGTTTTTTACAATATACTTGATTGCCAGAGTATTATATTCATCGTCATTAAGTTCTGTATGAAAATTAAAATAATTAGCATATAATTCACAATTAATGAATGCTTCAATTAATCCTATACTCTTCCATTCATCTACAAGATATAATACTTTTTCAATAATAGTTTTTTTAGTTAAAATTTCACGATCACAACTTTCATAATCATTCAAATAAACACATGTGATTTGATTTTCCAATTCAGTCATGGAATCATCCTTATTAAGAACATCCATAAATAATTCATTAAGGTAGTTTTCATGTTGAATTTGTGCCTTAATATAGTCAAGTTTTGGGGTTGTCATGTTGTATGCCATTATAATAGTATAAAGCAAGTTCTCTTTAAGTGCCTTTTTTTAGTATATTTATATTAAGAATTTTATTTTGTCGCCCGTGTGTATATTGTCCCGTTGCCTTTCCCGTGCCTACCTATTTGACCCGTTCCTACTTATTTGACCCGTGTTTTTTCCCGTGTTTTTTCCCGTCGGTATTTAAAAGAATCGTGATATATATATCTAACATATACTGACATTTTGTTTAGTTCTTATATATTAAGAAAAATCACTTAAAGAGATTAGTATTCTATATACTATAAAATGGCAAGTGAAAAACTAGCGGAGATTCTCTTTGAGAATAGTGAATTAATCCCTGAGGGGCTTTATCTTCAACTTATTAATTTAAGTCGTGATTGTTTCAAAGAAAGAGAAGCAAAAACTAAAATTAAATATGTTGGAGATGATTTTAAATATTTTGAAGAATACAACCCAAATCCATTTGAAATTGAAGATCAATATGCTTATATATATGTTGGGGATATTTTTGAGGAACAATCACCATATAGGAACAAAAGGATATTTTACCAAATTGTAAAGAAAAATTCAAAATCATATCGCTTGAATAAAATTGAATTTGAATTGACAGAAAGAGATGAAAACCAATATTATATCACAAGAAAACATTTGGAAAACGCAGAATATTATAATTGGGATAATCTAAGAAAAATAATGATTCCAAGGAATGCTTTTTGTGATACAAGAAGACAAATTTACAGAAAATTAATGTCATCTTCAAGTAATACTCCACTAATACATGAATTTATAAATGAAGATACAGCACAAAATCTATTCCCAGCATTTGATTTTTGATAAAATAGTTTTATAAGATCTCCAAAAGAGATTTTATAAAAATATGGTGAGTTTTTTAAAATTGTTTAAAACACATGGAGGTAGGGGAGAAACTATTAAAAAACCCCAAAAAAGGACTTACAAATTCTATACCGATTTAACACCTTAGAATTATGCCTATTATATTTATTATTTACATAGCAAGATGCTTTTTCATACGACCACCAGAAAGACCGCCACCAGATACACCGCCTCCACTCATCCCACCACCAGAAGCACCTAGACCAATTAGATCCTTAACTTTTTCAGCTTTACCAGCATAAGGAGCAATTGAATCACATAGGGATTTAAATGAATCTTCCCAACTACCACCAACAAGACGAGCAACAGATGATTTTGAATAGGAAGGTTGAGATGAAACTGAAAGAACATCCGCACGGGAAAGAATAGCTGTATAGGTTTGTGAAGTTCCCCGTTCAATTGTGAAGACCCCGCTATTCATGGTAATAAGCACGATCTCATAAGCGTTTGCCGCAATTGCGTTAGGAGTATTATTTTGGAATGTAGTTTGAAATTGAAGTTGAAATGCCCCGATTGAGCCTGGGGCATATACATCGTCTAGTTCTACATGGCGTCCCATCTCTAAACAAAGAACAGAACCACATGTTGAAAGTCTCTTAATACCAGAAGCACCAGCATTAGCAACGGGAACATTTGAACCGACATTAGCAAAACCACTAAATTCCGCCCATGTTTGGTTGCTACCAGATTCAACACTCATACGCCAGAGATCATATTGGGTTGCTGACGACAAAAGACCAGCTTTGTTGTTGAAATTAATACTAATTTTTTCAATAGGTAAGAAACTATCACTATCAAATGCGGTTTGAGTTGCTTGAACTTTACGGCAACAAATGATAAGCTTATCAGGAACAGAATTTAACTGAATTGACTGAAAATTTACAGTCTTAGATGGAATAACTAGGGGAACAGCAAGGGGGTCATAGGGGGCAAGATCTAACATAGGAGTTATATAACGGGGATATTCGGCAAATGGAACAACATTACGGGATGACACTAAATCGCTAGGTTGTCTGGTAAAGAATTCCATATATAATTGTGCCCCACTAATTGCGTTATTGGGAAGAGAAATAGTCGCACCATTTAAACCACCGTCAAAAAGGGCAGAATTGGCAAGACGAACTATACGGTTAGGAAGACCCAAGTTAAAAACAAAATTTAATGTTTGAACTCCATACATCCCTTGGTTGTTGCTCTTTGGGTCGCACCAAATAAAAGGTGAAAGCATAAGAGGCTCATAAGTTGTAAAGGTTAAAACTACATTTCGGTCATCGGAGGCAATAGAACCTTTTGGTTCATTACCTGTAATACTATCAAGAACAAAAGCACCTCTTGGTTGAAAATCTTGGTCGTTGCTTACATTATTCCAACCAGCAAGAGGATTATTATTAGTTCCAAGTGCTTCGTCATAATTTAAATAAGAATCATACATATTTGGAGTTGAATTATTGTATTTGGCAAGTTCCCTACGATCGTGAAATCTTAGCAACTGGAACATGACATCTCGTTGATTTTGTGATACAGTATTATTATTAATAGTAGCTTGAATAGTATTACAAAGTGATTGAAGAGGAAAAGGACCTAAGGCGGATGTAAAACCATAATTGACTAAAACAGACCCAGGTGGTGCTGTGGCGGCAAAAGTTCCCGTAATTCTAACGGAAATAGTTGCCTTTATCATAATCCTACGGGAAAAGACTGTGCTCTCACTAGGTAATTGGATGTTCCAAGTAATACTTGAATTGCTTGTAGATATAGCGTTGTATTGTGCGGGAGTAATATTCTGCGCCCCCTTAAATACTGCGTATCTCACCTTGTCGGTTGTGTTAAGGACATCGTCTTGGACACAAACTTTCTCAAAATCGCTAGAAGACATTTTGTTTTATATAATTATATGAGATATTTTTTTTAAAAGATTATATTTAAAATAATTATAATCTTTTAATTCGTCCTAAATATAGAGTTTATATAACTAATATGTTCCTTGATCTTTTTTCCTAAACATAATTTTCATAGAACAATTACAATTATTTTGTAAAAAGAAATCGTGATATATTCCATAAATGTCTTTCCACTGGACGGAAATTTGAACTCCTGAAATTGGTGAATTTCCATTTAAATCAATTAATCTATATTCTGCGGTTGGTAAATAAAGAACACTTGGGAAATATTCATCTCCACGATTCAAATTTACTACTAAATCTGTGATCTCGTTGCTTAAATTATCATTTTGTCCTTGACTAATATTATTTTTTAAGATTCTTGGAACACCTATTAATTGAGGAAGAATTGGAAGTAAAGATGTGTTAAATACTAATGACTGAATAGGTGATAATGTTGCTCCTGTGCTATATGGTTGTTCCATTTGTAAAATGTCATAAGGTGGTGCTCCTGTTGTAGTATTTATTGCTGCTCCTTTGACGAAATTAGTTCCATATTTTGAAAAGTTTTGAATAAAAAAATTTGCTTTATCACCTTGAATTCCTACAACAGCAGGATCTAAGGTTTGAGAATTCAAAATAGCTTCAAATGAACTAAATATAGTATATAATTGATTATCAAAGTAAAGGAATAATTTGGCTGGTAGTGTTCCTAATTTTGATTGTTCCCATGAGTAAGGGGTTATTTGTGGAAAATTTAATGTTGCTTTATTGTCTTCATTATTCCATGTCATATATACATAATTAGTAGCTGTAATATCTGCTGGAAGAGGAGTATAAGGGAGTTGATTAATTTGAATATAAAGTAAATCATAGCAATCTTTTAATGCTGTATTTACCATACTAATAAAATATTGAAAACTATTCAACCAATAATAATTGGATGTTGCTTTTTCTAAATCAAGGGGATAAGTTGGAGGAAGTGGAGTTCCGCCTAAACCAGTTTGAGTAAATGTTTGAGGAACGAATATTACTCGTTTCTTTTGAAATACTACTGGATTTACACCATCGTCATATTTCATACTCACAAAATAAATAGTTTCATTAGGAAAATCAGGAGAGGCTAGTGTTTGGGTTAAATCTATTTGTGGCAACATGATTGGCATAGAACCAGCGGTGTCTAAACTAAACCTTACTATTGATAAAAAATAGTCGCTTGGATTGTCTAAAATTGGAGAAGATCTCACTTCTGTAAATGTAAGTCGGTTCAACTGGTTTGATTGTGTTAAATTGTCTTGTGGATTAAATGTATTAACTACATCCAAATCATAATAAATCTGCGTAGGACTTGAATACGACATATTGTTTATATATTTATATTGAGATAATAAATATTTTCTAAATATTATTTCATTTAATTTTATTTATATTTTGGATTATTACAAAGATCACGAAAATTGAGATTATTACATAGAATAATCTACTATGATTGGATTTTTATGGTAATAATAAATTTATTATTACGATAATAATATGAAATATTTAGATTATTACATACAATTAGTATGAATATGTAAAAATCTAATAAAAAATATAATAATTTAGTAATAATCAATTATGCTCCACCATCGTATTTTTGAGATGAATACATATTATCAATAGAACCCAAATATTTATCAATTTGATTGGCACTACTAGCTCCTCTAAATTTAGAATAATTATTCATTTTATAAATAGTAGGTTCTACTTCACGATTTTCACTAAATTTGAACCATTCTTCGTTGAATGACCAAAAATCACCTTCATATCCTACTAGTAATTTCCTGAATGGTTGGAAATGTGTTTGATTGGGAGTTTTTTTAACGACCACACAATATTCAGGAACATTTCTATAATATTTGGTAAAGTTATGTCTTACAATATCTCCTACTTGAAGTTCCCATAAATAAAATTTTCTACATGTAGTTTCAGTAGGGGAAATATAAAATTCTGGTGTTCCACGATTATTTGACATAGGAAAAATTGGTTTTAATTCTTCACCAGTAGTTAATCTTAAATTATAATACCATTTTGATTGATATTGGTTTTGAATTGTTCTATCAATAAGTTCATTTGAAATTAGTTCATGATTCATAATATTAATAATATTCAAAGGTTTTTCTTTTTCAACTTCCATATTATATTCTTTTTTAAGTTCATTAAGTTTTTCTTTCTTTTTATTGATTTTTTCTTCCATTAGGAATAATTGTTCTCTTAGAGAATTAGATAAAGCTTCTTTATTGATAATCTTTTTAGAAAGATCTTCAATTTGAGTTTTAAGGTTTTGAGATTTTGTTGTAGTTGCCATTTTATTAATATATATAGATAATTTCTCTTTAAGTGATTTTTATTTAGTATTTTTATATTAAATAAAAAATATAATTCTTAAATATATTTTAAGGGGCATTCTTTACAGGTGCGGTAGAACGAACAACTACATATTCGTATGTTCCAGCAAATACAGCATCTACGGAAGTAGCAGTAAAAGAAACCCCCGCTTGTGTAGTTATTATTTCTACCCCACCAGCATTACCCGTAGATGCTGTTTTGGTAAGGCATGTGAGAAGCACAATATCAGTAGTAAGAATACCAACACATGGAACAACAAGTGGTGTTGCTGCTACCTTTGTGATTACTCCCTGTTGAAGAACGGCAAATGGAGCTAGTCCAGGAACAAGATTACCAGATGACGAAAGAGACATTTGTTTTTATATAATTAAATGAGATTTTTTTTTTTATAATATTATATATTTATATATTTTCTAAATATCTTAGATCATGGAACAAAAGCAACTCCGCCATTATTTCCCCCTATCACTATCCAACTTTGTAAATCTTCACTTGCCATGAAACTTTGAGAACTATAACTATTACAAGTAGCAGAAGATTTACCAACTAAATCATTTGGTTCCCTAAACTTTATAGGAGGAGTAAGAACAAATGAAACTGGAAGACCAGCGTAATCATATCCATTTACAGTTATATTTCCACTAAAATTACCGCCACCCGTATCTACACAAGAAACAGTTGGATTAACTCCTTGTGCGTTAGATACAATAAAAACAAATGTATATGTAGTTCCAGAAACTGTTTGATATGTCTGTCCTGTTAGTGAAGGGAAAGCAATATTACTACCATTAAAGATATTCCAACTTCCAATTTCACTTCCAAGTAAAGTAGTTGTTCCTGCTGCGTCGCATAAATTACAAGTTCCGTCATCTGTTAATTGTGCTGGAAATTGTGCGTTTGCTAGAATATAGACATTTGCTACAAATGAAGTAATTAGAATATTAGAAGGAGCAGTCCAAGTGAAAAAAGTTATTGGGGTGGCAAGAGCATCTACATTTGTTCCTGCTGTTGAAGGAGTATTTTTTATCTGTTGATTATAAGCATGATATGTTCTATCAGCCGTTATGATACAAGTATCATTTACGGTAAGTGGTGCTGTCATTTGAAGGGGGACATTATCAACACTATTCCTAAATATAATTGCCGAAGATCCTGAACCTGTTGCTTTCCATTCTAAACCTGACGCTGTCCCTGAATTAGCAGTCAATACATAATCATTTGCTCCTACTGGTAAAACAACACCAGCTACTGGATTTCCTCCTACTTGTGCTCCTCCACCTACTACAAGATCACCTTTTGCTGTAAAATCAATAGCAATATTACTAGCATTTCCTACTGCGTATTCAGTAAGTGGTGCTGTTGCTGTGATCGTGCCAGAACCTCCTGCGTTAATCCATGCTGGAATACCAGCATTTATTCCCAAAATTTGACCCGCATTTCCAATATTTAATAAACTATCAGCATATGCTGGTGCTGCCCCTGCGTAAAGTAATTGTCCTTCTTGTGTAAAATTAATACCTCCTGCTGGAAGTTGTATATATTCAAGACCTAATGGTTCTCCTGTATTACAAGAAAGAACAAACCCATTAGTTCCTACTGGAAATGGTTGTTCATGTCCTGCTGCGTCTGCTGTGATTAGTTGTCCTTTTGTTAATGCTACGCCTCCGCCTTGTGGTGCTAGTTGGTCGTATATTTTACCTGTTGCTGGATTAATAATACCTGATACAGACATGTTATATTATATATATTAAAGTTAGAATATATTTTTATCTAAATCTTAATTTAATGATTCTAGTGGGACAACAATAATCTAGTGGGTCATTTTACATAACTATCTCAACATGTGTATTTTATATGGTTTTATATGGACTTTTGATTTTTTCCCCCACTAAAACCACTTTGACCCACTAAAAAACTGGTCTTCTTGCCATAGATTGTAATAGTAAATTACCACCTTTAAATACTGGATTCTGTAATGTATGTTGCTTTAATATCCTATCTTTTATATTCCACCATTTTACAGGAACTACATATGATCTAACCTCTTTTTTACCTTTTACAAATCTCCCCATGATATTATATAACGGGTCGCCATCGCTATAAACTCTGTAATTATTAATATTTTCATTATTTAAATCTGTATATGATACTGCTGGATTATATGTTCTTGCCTCTGTAATATAACCTGCTTTTAACCATGCGTCAATTATAGCACCAGCCAGAGAATGACCTACCGCATAGTATGTATAAACATTTGTGGGAAATCTTTGTTGAAAGTTTAATAACTCATTTGTATCAATATTATATCGCTCTGTATTTTGAATATTATTAATTGCGCTTGGAATCCATGCCTGAAAATCTTGGAAATCTGCTGTTCCTCTTACAGAAACTACAAAAAAAGGCTGATATGTTGATTGAAAAAATTTTAAAGTATCAGTTTGAAGAACGAGATTAAATCCATCTATTGTATTGCTGTAATTATTTTGATAGGAGGCATCTGCCATATCTTTCAAAATAGCTTTATCAGGAATAGTAGAATTCATTATATTATAATATATTTAGATAAAATAAAATCTCAATATAATATATATTAATATGTCAGTATCTGGTATTATTGCCCCAAACGAAAAAATTTATGATATATTACTACCTAATCCTTACCCATATCCAGCACAGGCAAATGATCTTGCCTCTGTTCTCGTAGCTGGTAATCAGGCAGGTAGTCAAGATATTATAGGAGTAAATAATCTACAAGTAGCAAAAGTAGATAATCCACTTTTAGGTGGTTCTTTAATAATTGGTGGAGCAGGTCAAGATCTAAGAATTCAAGGAGCAACTACAAAAGGCTCATTATTAGTAGGAGATGGAACAAGCACAGATGAATTGGTCGCAGGTGCTAATGGGTTGGTTCTTACAACTAATTCAGCAGCACCGCTTGGATTGGAGTGGGCTGTGGGTGGTGGTGGTGTCGCAAGTGTATCAGCAGGAAACAATATTACAGTTAGTGGAACTGTTGCTAATCCTGTCGTTGCTTTATCTTCACCACTAACTACACAAGTTGATATGGGAAATTTAAAAATTGTTAATTGCTTAGATCCTACCGCAAATCAAGATGTAGCTACAAAAAATTATACAGACGGGAAAGTTGGAAGTGTTAGTGCTGGAAATAATATTACAATTGGTGGAACTCCAACAGCTCCTACTGTTGCCTTATCTTCACCAATAACCTCACAAATTGACATGGGAAATTTGAAAATTGTAAATTGCTTAGATCCTACTGCTGCGCAAGATGTAGCAACAAAAAATTATACCGATGGAAAAGTTGGAAGCGTTAGTGCTGGTAATAATATTACAATTGGTGGAACTTTAACAGCTCCTACGGTTGCTTTATCTTCACCATTAACTACACAACTTGACATGGGAAGTTTAAAAATTGTTAATTGTTTAAATCCTACCTCAAATCAAGATGTAGCTACAAAAAATTATGTTGATACACAAGTAGGCGGTTCTGTATCACCACTTGGAACAGGTATTCAGTTTTATATGAATAGTCCAATACCTACGAATTATTTAGTAGCAAACGGACAAGCAGTTAGTAGGACTACCTATTCTTCTCTATTTTCATTAATGGGGACTACATATGGACAAGGAGACGGAACAACTACATTTAATTTGCCGAGTTTGACTATTAATGTTCAACCAGATATAGATTTAAATTATAACCCAAATGTTGAAAATGGTCAAGTAACGTTTATCGTTCTTCAATCCGACGGAAAAGCAATTATAGGTGGCGAATTTACTAGTATTAACGGAACTGCTCGTAATTATATCGCTAGATTAAATACAGATGGAAGTTTGGATACTACTTACAACCCGAATGCCAATTCATACTGCTATGGTGCTGCTATTCAATCCGACGGAAAAGCAATTATAGGTGGCAATTTTACCACTATGGGCGGAACTGCTCGTAATAGAGTTGCTAGATTAAATACAGATGGAAGTTTGGATACTACTTACAACCCAAATGCTGATGGTGGTAATGTTTTTGCGATAGCTATTCAATCCGACGGAAAAGCAATTGTAGGTGGTCTTTTTACCACTATGGGCGGAACTTCTCTTCCTAGAATTGCTAGATTAAATACAGATGGAAGTTTGGATACTATTTACAACCCAAATCCCACCAACGGCTACTGCCTTAGTATCGCTATTCAAGCTGACGGAAAAGCAATTGTAGGTGGTGCTTTTACTACTTTTACTGCTACTGGAACTACTACTACATATACTCGTAATAGAATTGCTAGATTAGGAGCAAACCCAACAGCAACTATTGCTACGATAATAAAAGCGTTATAAATTTAGCGATAGGAACGGGAACATTTAGGTTGGATTAGAAATTAAAATATATAGAAATATTTATTATAAAATGACTTAAAAATAATTTCTTATTATATATTAATATAATAAATGTCTGCCGAAGTTTCTAGTCCCGTTTCCCAACCCGTCCCCAAAGTAAAGAAAGTCTATAAATATCCTCCTGAAAAGATCAGGGAATATAATAAAAAAATGTATGACAAGAATAAAGAAAAAGAACGCTTTGAATGTCCTATTTGTTTTGGAGTTTATACATATTATAATAAAT